TATATGATGCAGCACCAGTAGTAACAGGCTCACCAACTATCACAGTATCTGGTGGGTATAGAATTTACCAATGGACAACAGTTGGAACATGGAGCATATTACTTTGAAAACAATAATTGAAGCAACAGATACAGATCCAAAACACGAAGTTGAGTTGTTGTGCGGTGCATGCTCGTATGATTTGGATGAGAGCGAGATTGCCTCTGACACCTGCGCTAACTGCGGTACAAAACTAAACTTAAGGCAGAACACAACAATCCATGTAACATCAATTCCTATGTTTGGAATCACAGAGGTATAAAATGTTCACCCTATTTACTACTATAGTTAGCTTTCTTACAGCCGGTGTGCCTAAGGTCATGGACTTCTTCCAAGATAAGGGAGACAAGAAACACGAGCTAGAGATGGCGCAGTTGCAATTGACCAGGGAGTTGGAGTTACAGAAGGCAGGGTTGGCAAGTCAAGTTAAAATCGAGGAGATTAAATATGACGAGATACAGACGCAAGCGGCAAGCAGCGAAAGGGAAGCCTTATATCAGCACGATATTGAAATTAGTAAGGGAGCGTCAACCTGGGCTATTAACGCTCGCGCTATGGTGCGTCCTGTTATTACTTATGGCCTTTTTTGTCTCCTAGTATTTGTTGAGATATTTGGTTTCTACTACTCTATCAGTACAGGCGTTACATTCCCAGTTGCTATGAGTATGCTGTGGGATGAGGACATGAAGATAGTTTGGGCCAGCGTGCTGTCCTTTTGGTTTGGGTCAAGAGCGTTTAACGGGAAATGATTCAAAAGATGTTGCAGTGGTGCAACGTGAGATGCAACAAGACCTTCACGCATAACCGGACATTTTTGTCCGATTAGCTATGATTGTAGGGCTTGGTTAAGTTTACAATGTTAATACGCACCACTCCTCTGCGAGAAGTACGGGTGGTCTCTCTCAACACTAACACTCCGCAAGGGTGCAAAACAGACCTGAGTACAGGTATCGCTAGGTAGACGTATCTAGAGTGTGTATTTTATTTTAAGTGGGAAAAGTAGTATGTTTTCCCATAATTATCTCTAAGCAGAGGAAACACTATCTCTAAAACGGCACAGTAACTAATTGATTGCACTATGAAAACATCACAGGCTGGCATAGACTTAATTAAAAGGTTCGAAGGATGTAAGTTGAAACCCTACCTATGCCCTGCGAAGTTTTGGACTGTCGGTTACGGACACGTAATAGGTAACGGCAAGGAAGCACCAGAAAAGCAACTCTACACACGAGGAGAAATAGATGAACTTCTTAGAACAGATTTGGCAAGATTTGAACAGGGTGTGCGCCGTTACTGTCCCGTGCCTCTCACTCAATTTGAGTTTGATTCTCTTGTCAGCTTTAGCTTTAATCTTGGTTTGGGGGTACTTCAGAGATCAACGCTCAGACGAAAGCTTCTCAGACAAGATAGACAGGCTGCAGCGAAGGAAATACTGAAGTATAATAAGGCAGGTGGCCAAGTGCTTAAAGGCTTGACCAGAAGAAGAGAAGCAGAATATAGGATGTTCACAAAAGAAACCAATAATGCCATTATCTAAATTAGTTTTTAAACCCGGACTTAACCGCGACCAGACAAACTATGCCTCTGAAGGGGGTTGGTACGACTGCGATAAGATTCGTTTCCGTTCTGGGTTCCCTGAGAAGATTGGTGGTTGGAAGGTAGAAACATTTGAGCAGTATGCAGGGTCGTGCCGCAGCCTATTTTCTTGGGCAACCAGTGGCGGGCAAGAGCTCCTGTGCATAGGTACAAACAAAAAGATATACATATCGACAGGTACCGACCTGTACGACATCACTCCGATACGGGCAACACTGACGACACCGACAACAAATAACTGCTTTCAAACCACAAACCTGTCTACCACAGTCTTAGTAAATATAGTGGGGCATGGGGCTATTGACGGTGACTATGTGACCTTTAGTGGGGCAGTAGCTGTCGGTGGCGTTACCGCGCCGATGCTCAACCAGGAATTTGCAATTACTTTTATTACTGCAAACCAGTTCAGTATTGTGGTCTCGGGGGCAGCTACTTCTACAGTAGCGGCTGGGGGTGGTGCAGTTATCGTAGCAGCGTTTCAGATTAATATTGGGTACGGTGTGGTCACTGCAGGATATGGCTGGGGGACTTCTACATGGGGCCGCGGTACGTGGGGGTCAAGCTCATTAATATCGGTGCTGCTCCCAGCAAGGTTAGAGTTCCAAGACAAGTTCTTTGACGACCTCATATTTAATATAAACGACAGCTACATATACCAGTGGACCTATGACGCCACGTTCGCAACCCGCGCTATATTTATGTCGGCAGATGCGGCAGCGCTTGCTGTACCCCAGCAGGTAGCGAAGATTATGTTTGCCCCGACAGGGCATCTGTTGGCTTTTAACTGCACAGGATACGACGCTGGCGCGGCTGCGCCTAACTACCTTGGTGCTAAAGACCCACTGATAATTCGTTGGGCTAACGTGGATGCTGATGCTGGGCCTATACCTGTTGACTGGAGACCGACACTAACTAACACAGCGGGGTTCTTACGGCTGCAGTCAGGGAACTATATTATCACAGCAGCACGGACACGGCAGGAAATATTGGTTTGGACAGACACATCGCTGGCATCACTGCAGTTCCTAGGCACACAAGAAGTATTCGGGATACAAGAAATATCAACGTCTTCTACTATCCTCGGACCTAACGTGGTTGCTACTGCTAACAGCATATCTTACTGGATGGGTAACGAGAAATTCTACAGCTACAACGGAACCGTATCCACCCTGCCGTGCTCCTTGAGACAGTATATATTTGACGACCTTAATAGAGACCAAGGGCAGATTGTGTTTGCAGGTACTAACAACCAATTCAATGAGATTATCTGGTTCTATTGCTCTGCTACATCTAATGAGATTAACAGGTATGTAGTGTATAATTACGCAGAGCAAATTTGGTATTTCGGGCAGTTAGAGCGCACAGCATGGCTGGATGCTGGGGTTATCTTTTATCCTGTAGCTACTGGCGCTGGCTGGGTATATACTCACGAGAACGGCCACGACGACGGACAGCCCTTGGGCGCAGAACCACTGCCTATAACATCCTATATACAGTCCGCTGATATCGACATCGACGATGGTGAGAAGTTCATGCTTATGCGTCGGATTATCCCAGATGTAAACTTTGGTAGCTCGGACAGTGTTAACAGTGTTACTGGTGCTCCACTAACCCCAGAAGCTACTATGACAGTTGGGGTGAGGAATTTCCCTGGTGCTTCAAACAGCACAACTAACGCATCGGGGGTATCAACAGACCGCACAGTAGTGACAACAGCTACAATAAATCAATATACAAATCAAGTATTTGTTAGAGCTAGGGGAAGGCAGATGAACTTTAAGATTGCATCAAGCGATGTTGGTGTGCAGTGGCAGTTGGGTATGCCTCGGGTTGACGCCCGGGCTGATGGGACTAGGGGTTAATATGGCACTTAAATCATTTGCAGCCCCTGTACTACCTATCCCACCCACAGAATACTCGGCGCAGTACTTAAACCAGATAGTGCGGACATTAAACCAATACTTTCAACAATTAGGCTCGACAAACGGTATAGAAATTGATACTATCACACTACGCAACCTACCCACTAGCGCGACAGGATTACCTGTCGGTTCCGTTTGGAATAATGCTGGTGTTTTGAACATAGTACCATAGGGACACAAGATGCATAAAACAGCGCAGGAATTAGCTAGGTTAGGTAGAAACGGTGACACAATGCTTATGCATGTGCAGCCCTCGGAGGTTGTGGGGTTACAGGCTCTGGCTAAGTCACATGGCACTACACTAACTACTAATCCCCATACAGGGATGCCAGAAGCATTTAACATGAGGGGTGCGGTTAAAGCCTTGGCTCCGACAGCGCTTGGCTTGGCAGGTGCAGCTGTTGGGATACCCCCTGTTGTTACTGGTTTGGTTGTTGGCGGCCTTACCGCCGCAAAGTCTGGTAACGTGATGCAGGGCGCTATGGCAGGTTTCGGTGCTTATGGTGGTGGTGAGCTAGGAGGTTCTCTCATGGGGGCTGGAGCAGGAGCGGCGCCGTCTGCGGCAGTAACACCAGAGGCAGCAATGCCTGATTTAGCAAACCCTGCAGTGAGCGGAACCCCGCAGCCCAGCGCTTCTATATATAGCAATAATGCCCAACTAGGTACTCCCGCGGCTAGCGGCCCAGGTGCAGCAGGAGGGTCAAGCACAGTAGGCGGTAGGCTCTCAGATATGGGTCGTGGTGCGGGAAATATGTTGACAGGGCAGCCTGGATCGTGGGATGCATTTTCAGCAGCAGCGGGTGGGCAAGGTAAAGCAGCTATGCAGTTGGGGATGCCTGTGGCTACTGGATTAATAGGCGGGCAAGATAAATATAGACTCCCTGTAGAGGACCCATACGACCCCAACTTTAGATTGAATTTAAGTGGGCCTGCACCTTTGAGGCTTGCTGCTGGTGGTGCTATAAATAACGCAGGTATAATGGGCGTGTATGGGACTCCTGACAACCCACAAGGGCCACCGATTAGTCAAGATGGCTATGGTCTTGGTCGGTTAAATAATATGACTACAAACCAAGGCCAACCACAGAACCCGAACACTAACTTTGCTGGGTTTGCCAAAGGCGGCTATCTAGATGGCGCTGGTGATGGCATGAGTGATTCTATTCCCGCAAAGATAGATGGAAAACAGCCCGCTGCATTGGCTGATGGGGAGTTCGTGATACCTGCAGATGTAGTAAGTCATATAGGTAACGGATCCACTAAGGCCGGAGCTCACAGGTTGTACGATATGCTGGCTAAGATAAGAAAAGCTAGGACAGGAAACAGTGCGCAGGGGAAGCAAATTAACCCACGTAAGTTCATGCCTGCATGATTGAAGTACAGGTCGTAGCGCCTGAGCATGTGCACGGTATTTGGGATAGAGTAGAATCCTTTTTTGAGATGGCTCACGCCGTTAATCCAGATGATTGTACTGTATCCCAAAGAAAGATGCTCCTAGCGCAGGGGTTTGAAACGATGTTGATTGCTGTAGATGGTGCGTCGATTGTTGGGGCTTTATCTATTAAGGTCAGTAACCACCCCAACACAAGAATTGCATTCATCACGGCATTAGGTGGGGAAGGTATAGTTGATACAGAGGTATTTGGGCATGTCGAGCAGTGGGCGGTATCGCAAGGGGCTACAAAGATTCAATTCATAGCCAACGCCGCGCAAGCAAGACTATATAGGCAGAAGATTGGTTGTAGTACTGATAGGTATATGATGGAGAAGAAATTATGAGTGGTGGTAGCGGGGATTTTATGCAGGATCTATTTAGTGCCGCTCCAAAAGTGCAAGGTAGTTCAACACCGACAGCGCAACCAGGAACAACACCTGCATGGCAGACAGCGGCGAACCCACAACAGATGCAGCCGAACCCGAACCCATACGCACCACCGACACCTGCAAACATGCCTCCACCAGTTACAAATATGGGCCCGGGGGTAAATGCTGCATTTAATTGGTCACCACAACAACAACCGGCGCAAGTACAACAACCGGCGCCACAGGCGCCACAAAGCGGTATAGGGGGGCTTGCACAGCCTACACAACAACCATCGTACCAAGTAGTGCAAGCATACCAACAACCACAACCACAGGCCCCTGCGTTCGGCGGCGGTTATACACAGAAGTATTACAATAGGAGCTAATCATGGGCGGCGATTCACCACAACAACAAACACAAAAAACAGAAACCTCTAATGTGCCTGAGTGGGCGAAGCCATTCTATCAACAGCAACTGCAGTCTGCGGGTAAGAATATATACAATACCGATGCAAGTGGTAATGTTACAGGTGTAAAACCATTTGAGGCATACACCGGCGAGAGAACCGCTGGGTTTACTCCTGGGCAACAACAAGTACAACAAAATATTGCAGGGCTACAATCCCCAGGAGGTTTTGGTTCGTCGCAGACAGGGCTACAAGCAGGGCAGAATCTAGGCTACGGTAGCGCAGTATCAGGGTTAAACCAAGCGCTGAACTATCAACCGCAAACAACTACTGCACAGAATGTTGGCACGCAACAATTTACACCTTATGCTGCCCAGCAGTATATGAACCCCTACCAACAAGCAGTGACTTCAGGGACAATAGCACAAGCACAACGTGCTGGAGATCAGCAAAAAGCAAATGTAGCTATGCAGGCCGCAGGCCGTGGTACGTTTGGCGGGGCTAGACAAGCCCTCATGCAGTCAACAAACCAAGACTTGCTCAACAGACAGCTATCTGATATTCAAAATAAAGGCGGACAAGAAGGGTATAATACTGCATTCAGTCAATTTACTCAGGATCAAGCGAGGAACTTGCAAGCACAACAAGCAAACCAAGCAGCTAACCTCACTGCGCAACAACAGACACAACAAGGTCAGCAGTATGCTGCGGGTCTGGGTAAAGACATCTACTCCACAGGTCTGGGTGCTGGTGTTGATACATCTAAAGCTCAAGGTGCACTGGCTGCGCAACAACAAACCTCTAACTTGGAACGCCTCAAAGCCCAAGCAGGAAGCGCTGCGGAACAGCAAGCCTTGCAACAACAGATTGATAATATCAACTATCAGACTGCAATGGAATCTAGAGACTGGGAGAAGAAGCAGTTGGATTGGATGAATGCTCAAGTACACGGAACGCAAGGTGTCTCAGGGCAGCAAACAACTTACACAAGCCCAGCTAATCAAACAGCACAATTAGCAGGACTAGGCATTGCCGGGTTGGGCGCGTACGCGAAATCATAAGGTAAATATATAATGACAATGTATAACACAACCCAGCTACAGACAATAGCGAAAGATACGGCCCCTAATGGGGCTATGCCCAATGCGCTAAAGAAACTTATATATGATAGCAAGGCGGTGGAAGCAGCCAAGTCAAAAGCCGAAGCCCCCAAACCTACCACTACAGTAGTGCAGGATGTAGAAAACCAAACACAAGCAGCGAGGCAAGCAAAGCAAGCAGAACAACTTGCGCTGACCGTGTCCCCACAAGTACTACAAGAAGCAGCGCAGATGCAAATGGCGCAGATGCAAGCGCCACAAGGTATTGCAGGTTTACCACCACAAGGGATGCCACAAGGAATGCCACAAGGAATGCCACAAGGAATGCCGCAAGGGATGCCTCCACAACAAACTGCTTCGCTGGATCAAGGCGTCGGTGGGTTGCCAACAGGTATAGACGAACGTAGCTTTGCAGGTGGTGGGATAGTTGCGTTTAGTGGTGTAACAGACGGTTCTGTTGTTGGGGGTGGGGAACAGAATCCAGTTGAGTACCCAAATCCAGGAGCAAATGTACAACCAACAGATATTGAGGAACTACTCCGTCGCGCTGTCGGTATGTCTGAAGAAGAGAAGCAAGCATATAGGGAGATGGCCGCGCGTCCTGTAAAAGCAGAAGAGCGCGCAGCGCTCAACAAAGACTACCCTATGCCATCGCTCGATGCCCAACCTATGCAGCAGTTGACCGAGCAAACACCTATAATAGACCAGACTTCCCGAAGCACCTATGAGCAGCTCTCAGATAGAGGACTACCAACAGACCTAACGGAGATGACAGCGTCCGACAATGTGCCAACATCCGGGTTACCTGGCATCGCAGGACTACCAACACCAGCACCAACACCAGCACCAACACCAGTAGTAGCAGAGTCTACACCAGCACCAGCAGTAGCAGAGTCTACACCCGTAGTTGCGGCTCCACAAGCACGAAATGTGTCGGCGGAAGTACCACCAGGAGGGATAGCTGAAGTAGTACCAACACCAAAAGTAGTACCAACACCAAAAGAAGTACCAGCAGCAGGAATAAAATTACTACCAGGAGTTGGAGCTAGGTCGGCAATCGCGCGGACTATGGATATTGAAGGGGGAATGGTTAAGGACGACGCAGGAAAGGGAGTAACAAACTTTGGTATTAACCAAACAGCAAACCCAGATGTAGATGTTAAAAATCTAACCAAAGAAAAAGCAGAAGAAATATATAGATCTAGGTATTGGGATACTGTTCCAGGCATTGACAACCTGTCTCCTGACGCGCAAAAGATTGTGTTTGATGCAGCTGTAAATCAAGGTGTGCCCTTTGCTAAGAAGATTCTTGCAGAGAATGGTGACAATCCAGCAGCGCTTATTGCAGCTAGAAAGGCCAAATATGCGGGGATAATAGCCGACGATCCAAAGAAATATACGCAGTACGCCAAGGGATGGGATGAGCGCGTAACCAAAGGACTTGCAATATTAAATCCAGAACAACAAAAGACATTTGATAAAGTAGCTCAAGAAATTGACCGGACAGCGCAAGCTAACATAAAGAAACGACTTGACCACGGTGAAGGTAATGCAGGCGCGCTCCCAGATGAGATAGCTAGCGTTACAAAAGACGAGCTAGCCAAAGCTGAAAAACAAAAACAATCTACTAAATTTGCTCTGGCCGGTGCGACACCAGCAAAGACAGCAGCAACAGCAGCCGCCCAGAAGAAAGACGAGGCGCAAAAGACAGGTATTGCTCTTTTAGCACCAACAACAGCAAAACCATCGGAGGAAATGAATTATCCTGCGTACGCGCCCTTAGTAGACTACGCAACTCGAGTGAAAAACCTTCAAGGTGTTATGGGTGATAACGAAGGAAAGGATATAAGCAATGAATATGTCAAAAACCTAGAGGGGCAATCTGCAAGGTTGAAGAAAAACCAACTGGCTGATATGGCGATTGGTTTAGGAAAAGGGCTGATGGACCGTGGAGGACCGGGGAACCCTGCTGGAAGAGCTTCGTTCTTAACTGCGTTAACTGCGGGTGCTGAGGGTGCTATAGGTAGCATGCAGGCCACACAGAAAGCACAGAATGAATTGGCTAAAGAAATATTCGGTGCAAAGAACTCCTTCAACACTGCTAACAGAGCAGAGAAGGCAGGTATGATGAAGCTTGCTGGAGAGATTGCGCACAACGAACAATCATTTAATGCAAGCCTCGTGCACTACAAAAATGCCGATATTACAGGAAAACGAGCAATCATAGCGCAAGCGAAAGGGTTACTCAGTGAGATGCTGAAGACAGCGGAAAAAATAGCGGAAAATCCAATGCTGTCGGTGACCGAAAAAGAAAATGCACAAAAACAAGTGCAGGCTATTATATCGCAAATGGGTGCCTTTATTAAACATGATGCCGAGGTAATGGGGGTTTCTATGCCAACACAAACAGCTAGTACAAACACTGCTAGTACAGGAGCACCACCCGCAGTTCAGGCAATGATAGATAAATTTAAATCATAATCTATGAGCAATATAGATGATATACATTCGGCGATAATAAACGCAGGTAATGCGGGAGATGGTGAAGCCGTCCGGACGTTGGCTAAATACCTAGAAACACTGCATGTACCCCCAGCCCCAAACAAAAACCAAAACACTGGGCTTGGTGGGGATCTTGCGACCGACATAAAGCGGGGGTTCCTAAACCTCCCCGGACAGACTGCAGAATTACTTGACACCCCCGGGCACTTAATGGGTTATGAGGGAAGTCCAGTTACTGAGGCTGGTGAGTGGTTAGCTGGTAAGACAGGGTTCCACCCAAGTGATAAAGCAGAGGCGGCAAAAGCAGAGTATTCCCCAGGCCGTCAACAAAGCCAACAGGAACTAACCGAAGCCTGGGAATCCCCTTCGCTGACCTTAGACCCAACAACATGGGGTAATGTTGCTAAAACTGTTGCACTGAACCCAGGAGCCACACTGGGCAATATAGTAGGTAGCGTGCCTGGAATGATCAGCGGCGGTGTCTATGGTAAGGGCATTAAAGCTGCAGGTAAGTATTTTGGGCGCGAGGTAGGTAGTGGCGTTGCTTTGGGCGGTGGTGAAGGTCTTGCAACTACAGGACAAGTAGGACAACAAATAAAAGAAGAAGCACCTGGCGTTGACCCACAGACTAGAGCAATGGCAGCGGCTGGGGCGGGCTTGTTTACAGCAGGTATTGGTGGCGCAGCACAGCACTTAGCAGGTAGGTTTGGTGTCCAAACATTAGAAAGAGCAGTGCTTGGGGGCGAACTACCCGCGGCGGAGCTTGCGGCATTTAAAGCTGCAGCCGATAAATCTTTGTCTGCCCGAATAGGGTCTGGGGTTTTAGTCGAAGGTATCTTACAAGAGCTACCTCAAGGCATGCAGGAACAGATGTGGCAGAACTGGGCGGAAGGTAAGCCGATACTTGAGGGGGTTGCCCGGGCGGGTGTAGAAGGTGCGTTAGCTGGCTCCGCCCTAGGTGGTGGTATGAATGCCTTGCAGAATCCTGCTAAGTCGCAGCTTGCTGAGATAGAGGCCATAGAGAAACTAAAGAAGCAAGCAACAGAGAACCGCCAAAAGCTACTAGAAGAAAAAGGCATTGACTACGACCAAGAACTGGTAGACCGCCAAGCGCAACAGAAAGTTCAAGAAGAGATGCGTCAGCGCGATGAGGCGCAGAGAAAATCGCTTGAAGTGCAGAGAAAAGCATTTGAAGAGATGCAGCAGCGTGAGCGAGCAGCGCAAGAAGAAATAGATAGAAAGCAAGCAGCGGTCGTAGCGCAAGCTAAAGAGTACCAAACTGCCGCAGCACAAGGAGATAAGTCTGCCCAAAACTTCCTTGGCAATATGTACTATCACGGGCAGGGAGTACCACAAGATACCACCATAGCTGCAACACTATATAAGCGCGCAGCGGACAGGGGGTTTGCAGATGCACAGTTTAACTTAGCCTCGCTGTATGTAAAAGGTGAGGGCGTTAAACAAGACATACCAGCAGCTATAAAGTTGTTGGAATTGGCAGCAGCAAACGGGCATGTGAATGCTCAAAAAGCATTGCAGATAATACGCAATGCGCAAGAAGGCGGAGAGGCCCGCGGTGAAGGGGTGCAGCTCGATATACCAGGAGTAGAGCAGGTCGCGGAGGGCGAAGGAACAGAAATAAATGCTGGCCCCGAAGCCACAGCAGAAGCACCCGAAGGCGCGGCCAACCAGATTGGACTATTTGACAAGGAAAGCGGCTATGGAGAAAACGGTATTGATCGTACTGGAGCCCAGGGAACTGCGGCTGTCGGGGAAGGAACTGACTCAGGCATTCCTGGCGATCTCGGAGGACAGGCAACCGTCCCTGAAGGTGCTCAAGAAACTAACGCTGGAGGACTGGGAGACACTGGCGCTCCTGCTGGACGACCTGGTAAAGGAGCTGGAGCTAGCAACAAGCGAGGGGGCAGTCCACTAATTGCACGTGCAAGAGCGGCTTGGGATGGTACAGTACCTTTCGATGAGCTAACCCCCGCAGAGCAACAGAGTATTGCAAAGGTAGACCCTGAAAAATCCCCCAATGCATTTAATTGGCTCGCGGATAAAATCAATACCGAAGCACTGAGCAGGCGTTCACGCGAAGCAGCGGCAGCGGAGAACATACAAAAGAGCGCGCAAGAAGACAACGAACCAATCAGGTACCAGCGCGGTAAGAAACCAGCAAGGGGTGAAAAATCTACTGCAGCTTCCTTCATGGAGGCATTTAATAAATTATTCCCAGAAGGCTATAGAGGCAAAAATAAGCCTATCATAATAAACGATGCTAGAGATGCTTATGAGGCCCACCCTGATCCAGCGATCAACGAGGTGATACGCCAGAAGGCAATCGATAACCCAGGCATTAGAGCTTTTGTGGTGGTGGCGACTGGGCAGGACGTTTATATAGCCAACAGGATACCAAAAGGTAAAGAGACGGCCTTGATAATGCACGAGTATGGCGTGCACACAAGTCTAAAGAAGCTAATTGGCGCGGGGCGTAGGGATCGGTTGGCGAGCCAAATATCTTTTTGGGCAAAGCAAACAATAACAAAAGAAAATGCTGTGCATGTGGAACTTGCTAAAAAAGCAATACGCCACGTAGAAGGACTTAAATATACACGGGGCTCAGAGCAATATAGCGAAGAGTCGATTGCTTACTTTACTCAGTACGCTATAGAGAAGTATGGAATAGAGGCGCTAACAGGACTTACAAAACAAAGAAACGCGGTTATTACTTGGCTGCAGAATCTGTGGGCGGGTATATCTGAAACGCTTAGAAAGATAGACCTCAACCTCCACGCACTTACTACCAATGACATTGTTAGCCTGGTGTATGGAGCCGCAAGAGTATCTTCCTTTGACCCAGCTGCACCACTGGAAGGCCCTATATCACAACCCCGCGCCGAAGCGAAAGCAGAGCCTGGAGTGAAAGCAGAACCACAAGCAGAAGGGGAGCCGCAAGCAGAACCAAAAGTGGAACCACCAGAAGAACCAGAAATCCACAACGCGGTTGATGAAGAAGCACCAGAAGAGGAATACGGCTTTAGCGATGTAACCTACCGCAAGCCTACAAAGGAATCTGCTGCTGCGGCTATACGGGGTGTGTACAACGGTAAGGGCGGTATCTGGGGTTTCCTCAGGAAGCTTCTTGACCGTATAGGCAATGCGCTCATATCAAATACTTACTCTGCGGAACGGAAAGCCCTAGACGCAAAGATGGGCGAGTTCAATGCTCAAGGTATCCACAGGGGAGATCTAATTACCCAAGCAGCGACTAACTTCATAGGTATATCCCAAGATGCATTGATGCTGGGTAGGTTGATACTAGAGAAGAGCGGGATAATGCGCGCAGGGCGGGGGGTAGAAGGTGCAAACATCCTTGACCTTACTCGTGTGTGGCATGAAACTCTGGCGAAAGCTACTGAAAAATACGGCGCGGAACGTGCCTATGACATGCTTGTAAAGGGTTGGTACGGCCCAAGATACGATAGCCTGGAAGCAAGGAACGTCGAGCTAGATAGAAAGATAGAAGAACTAACAGCTAACAAGCCTAAGAACTGGGCTAAAAAAGTACGTGAGTATGAAGACAGCAAAGTGAATGTATCTGACTGGACAAGCGATCCGAAGAAGGCTGCAGATGCTAAGTTAGCACGAAGTGAGTTTGCCGCAGGTTTTGCTGAGATGGATAAGATCCGTAACCAGATGCGCGCGCCACTATTACAGACTATGGTAGGTACAGGGCTGTACACAGAAGAGCAAGCGGCTGAGTATTTAGAGAACGCTGACTACGTACCTATGTACCGCGTGCAAGAGAAAGATCTGTTCGATGCCAACAAGAACCACATAAGGGCAGGGCGTGGGTTGTTGGGTATGGGTAAGGAGTTCCGTATACACGGTTCTGATTTGCTCGTGGCTGATCCAATACAAAACTTCAGCGCGAATATGTCGTGGATGATGCAGCGTGCGATAAAGAACAACGCAGCTATCCATATGGCTAATATGCTCGAAGAGCTGGGCGCCGGGAGATGGGCTACAGCCCCACTAACTAATGAGGAAAAACATAAGAACCTTACTGTAGTTATATACAGGGAGGGCATGCCTCAGGACTTCATCCTAAACGACCCACTAGATGTGGCAGCATTTGCCTCACCGCCCGTTGCAACAGGAAGCATTATCACAGCAATGAAGTACGCCTCAGCAGCCTTAAGGCATGGGGTTACTAGTATGCCCCAGTTTGTGTTTAACCAGGCGTGGCAAGATAGTATGCGTGCGTACTTAGTGGCTGGTAATAAAGATGCGTCCTTACTGCGGTATACAAAAGATACTTGGACATCGATCTTTAATAACCAATTCCGTACTCCCACAAGGACAGCACAGATACTCAAGTCTTTCGGTGTTACTGGGCAAAAGGATACTATGGACGCCCAAGCCCTAGAGGACGTATACACTGGTAAGAATAAGAAGGGGTGGCGTAAGACTGCGTTCTTCTTCGAGCGCCTCGCGCACGGCAGTGACTTGGGTGCCAGGGAAGCTATATTTGATGCTGCTAAAAAAGAGCTGCTCGCCCAGGGGGTATCAGAAGAGCTAGCAGAGAGCACAGCCGCGATCCGCGCCAACAGGTACATGCCCTACCAACAGGTAGGTACGTCTCAATCCCTAGCCTATCTGAGGGCTCTCGTGCCCTTTATTAACCCACCTATACAGGGCTGGGCGCGCGACATAGCTGCCGCTAGAGGACGTTTGACGGGTGTAAGTACCGCAGCAGGGAGGAACGCACTGCTCTTTAAACTAACTAAATATGCCATGTTTGTGGCAGCCTATGCAGCGATGCGTAGTGGTGATGATGATTACGAGAAGAAGACCGACGACCAACGTGATGATAACTTATGGATAGGTACAAAAATATCTGTGCCCCAAGAACTACGCCCGTTTAAAGTTCTGATTGAGCGTATGACTCGTTCCATGATATTCAGTGGTGGCAGTGGTAAGGTGTTGGAAGATCCAGTGGTTGCTGGGCGGGTACTAAAGAAGTCGTACGAAATTGCAGCTGGACTTACCCCTATACCTACCTTGTTTAAACCAGAGATCGAGGCTGTTACTAACTACGACTGGCATACAATGAAGCCTATTGTTGGTAGCCACAATAAAAACTTGTCCCCCCAATTTCAAACTAACAGCACAACATCCGAGCTGGCCAAAATTGTCGGGGAAGCTCTAAACATCCCGGGGCTGTCTCCTGTGCATATCGACCATTACTTGCAAGGTCATTTGGGGTTAGTAGGCGCAGCTATAGGAGACTTTAGTAATGTGCTCATGTCAGACAGTAAAGTGCCAATGAATAAATGGCCTGTTGTTGGTTCTATAATTGGCGGCAACACACACCCTTCTGGGGATATGGAAGCGTTCTACGAATTAAAGAATCATGTAGCTCAAGTGCGCGGGGATTATAAATCCATAATAGAGAAGGGTAGGGCTGATGAACTACCTGCTTTCGTTAAAGAGAACAAGGCATACCTATCAGACTGGACAAGCTCTGCGGTCAATAAAATAGGCACTAAGCTTACGGAACTAAATGCTGCAGAACGCACCATGCGGGGCAGGAGCCTGGAGCAAAGACCAGACAAAGAGGAAGTGCTGGAGAATATACGGAATGCAAAAGACCGCATGCTAAATGATATACACCGTATACGCCAGAGCCTAGATGACGCAAACAAGAGATAAAAAAGGGGTCCCTAAGGACCCCCAAAGTACTACTCCACCCTCCGCAGCAAAACTCCTAAATAACCATCAACGATGGCGGTCTTGAGGTACAGCTTTATTTCTATCTCTGCCGCTGCTTCCCTCAGTACTGCCCGCATCTCCTTAGCTTTAAGTGTTGGAACAAAGAGGCTATCCTTAATTACCATAGCCTCCATAGGTAGGTCTATCGACCCCCCATCAGGCAGCTCTAGGTGCATCCTGCCAGATGTTCATATCAATTCCAATGGCTTTAGTATCAAACAAAATAGCTTTGCAGACACCAGAAACTACACCAGTCCCAGAAGCCAGTCGCTTAGATACCGTCTTACCCCCAGACAATGCCTTTAAGCTGTTCAGCGAGAACTGCCTTTTCACACAGTAGTCCCGTAGTACCGCCGCCGAAACAAATAGCTTGCCTGTATCAGGTTCATATCGCGCCATAATGCGGTTGATATTCCTATTCTGCGGTGGTGCTTGAAGCCCCATTACATCAGGCAGGTCATTGATGACTAGGATGTCCCCGTGGTTCTCAGTCAAGAAGTCAGATATCAGCGTGCTAAACTCAGTAACACAACCTTGTACTTCTCCACGCATCTTGCTTACCTCGCCAGCCATGAACTCAATGTTAGCAGCTACATCCCAGTTATGTATACCAAGCTCCTTACAGATCCACCCTGCGGTATAAGCCACAGCAAATGTAGTAGACCAATGACGTTCTTTGTTAGTAAACTTAAACTTCTTATCCAACTTCAGTTGTGTCTGGGTGAACAGCGCCTCGATAGTCCCTGAGTTAGCAACCATCCACGAAGCCCATAGGTGCCCAGCAACCCCATAGTTGGTGTCCATCAAACGAAATACCTTATCTGCATGTGCCTTATCCAGTACGGGCGTGCCGCGCATATCAAACTCAAACAACCTCATATTCTCACCTTCTGAGGAAGCCTTCAGGGAAGATATCTTATCCCGTAGGGATGCGTTGGCACTGGCAATAGTATTGAGGTGCCATCTAGTTGTGTTCACCCGCTCAGTGTTCGAGCTAGCTGCCATACGTTCCTTGCCCCTGCCTTGGGTGCCCATATAGACTAGGTTACTGCATTCGTCTGGGCTCTTGTTGGTTATCTCATCGATAGATAAAGATAGGCTGTTAAAGACCCCCATACGGTGCGCTACTGCGTTGATAGTATCGTTAGGCATGGACATCATGTCCTGTGGGTGCCCCCATATAGAGTTGCATAGTTTGCTCAGTGTAGTCTTGCCGATACCTGACTCATCACTAATCATGGTTGTTAGGATACCTGGTTGAGCAATCTTAGCTAGCAACGGTGACCCCAAGGCCAAGAAAAATATAAATTGGTGTATGCCAAAACCTGGTGCGTTGTATAGGTCGGGCATCTTACGCCACTCTTCCATAGTCCCCTTAATCTGGAACATGTGGTGGTAGTTAATTGTTGTAGCTGATGGTGGGCAGTTGCGGATACCCGCTTTTGAATACTCACGTTCCCCTACGACAAAACTTCCGTCTTCTTGCCAACCCATTTGGTTGCGTGCTTTCTCTTCTTTTTGCATATGTTGTAACTCCTGTGTTGATGCGATTAAATAACTACTTAGTTCGGCAATAGTCTTTTCCCCTGCTGCCACCCCTTGCCCACATATTATCTTTCTAAACTCTGCGTTAGGTCCTATCACAGCTAGCGGTATAGCGAAATCTCTCACACCATCCAACGGCATGTGTAACCTACACAATATATCCTGGCTTCCTATGTCTGCATCAAATACCCGTCCATAAGCATAGATGTCGTTTGGGTAGATACATACATTCTCAAACGTACCATCCTCTGACTTCATCTTCTTGTATATACCACCTTTCACGCCTCGAGAGTACGGAGCAGGGGGTACAGGTATCGTGGTTAATAACTTAGCGGCATAGAACTTTGCTAGCGCCGCCGCCGCTGCCTCATGATCAAACCCACTGCTTGCTTCTTTCTCTACATTAACCACCTCCGCTTTCTTCTTTATTGCGACCGTCATTGGGACCGCGCTTGTTACTACTTCTACACATAGCTTTAATGGGTTTGTTATCTTCCCCCAGAAAGGGCACTCCATACATACCCCAGGCCGCTGAGAGTTAAATACAGCACAACTATGCGCGCCTGTGGTTTCCGCTGCTTTCCTTATAGTCTTTGCGGCATCGTAGCCTGAGTACTTATTCGACACCATATGGATCGCCTTCTCGGCATCGTCACAGCATTGGGCAACGGACAACACCGACCGCCACATAGGCTCACTTACATCTTCTTGGTTTTCCACAGCGTAGTTTATCTGTGCGCACCCACCTTTATCTAGGCCACGCATTAGAAGCTGTTTAAAGGATAACTTAGAGTTACCTGCCAAGGCCAAAGTAGTTGCGCTTACTGGGCGGTCTGGTCGTTTCCCTGGTATGTTGAGCCCACCAAGCTGCTTAGGAGGAACATATACCTCGTCTATCTGCGCTATGAACTCATCGATGTCCACCTCAACCCCTTGTGTATGCATCTGCACGTGGGTTGGTGGGGTGAATCTATAGTTCAATGTATTAGGTATACGCAAGATCCTAGCGCTGTCTGCTGTGCATACAGGGTCAATCCTAAGCCCCGCTGCAAGGCATACTGCCTTTAGTTTCTCTGCGACTGGTTGCCACACATCCTTGCTAATTGCCGTGGTAAGCGGCCAATACACATGCCACCCATTACCTGAATCTACTATTGTCGGTTGCGGTAAATCCTTTGTGTTACAAAAATCCTGTATAGCCGCGAGTCCCTCTTCTTTGGTTGCGTAATCAACCGTAGGGGATTTATCTTTACAATCTACATCTAGCCAAAAAGCCTTGAGCTCTTTTACATTCTTCTGTGTTCGTGATGAACTATCCTTAAAGGAAGCCATTGCATAATATGCATTCTTCCCAGCCTTTGATGCTGTAATACCCGCATTAACTAATTCAGTCCTGTCACTAAAAAATACTTGGCGTGGTGCATCGTTTTGTATTGTGGTCAGGCAGTAAAAACCAGTAGAAGGTACTACGCTTTCTATGAGCGTATCCATAATCCCCTATCCGAAGTCGAATTCTAATTGTACTGGGTCTGTGTCTTTCTCTGGTGGTGTTACTTCTTCTGTCGGTACCGCTTCGTTCTCTTCATTCATTTATATTCTCCAAGGGTAAAATAGCCCCCACACATGTGGGGGCTAGCAGAGTTAAACTATATTAACCCCAGGCGTCGATTGTATCTTTAAGCGCTGTCTCTCTAGATGTCTTCGCACTAGCAATCACAGGCTCTGGGATATTGTCCTCGTCGGCTACCACAGCTTTCACTACGGCCTTTTTCTTAGGCACTGCGACTTCCACAGGCTTTGCCTTCTTAACAATCTGAACATCAGTAATCCCAGCAGCAACCTGCGACTCACCTTGAGCCTTTATAGTGCCTATATCATCGTCTGATAGATACCCTGCGGCAGAGAAAGCAAGTTTAGCAGGCATGTTGTGGTCGGAATCATCGATGTGCAGTCTTGTAATGACATAGTCGATACTTACGTTGTTGCTTTTTAGTAGTCGAGCATATGTCTCCAAAGGCATTGTAGACCCGTCACCCTTACCAAATATTGCTGTTGATGACAACTTTAACGCATGCACGTCACCCCCAATATCATTGGCCATAACAACCGCCAACCGCCTACTGAACTTACAAGCCTTGGTATCGCCCTTGCCAGAACCCTTCGCGTTTTGTGGACATACTGCGCATGTCAGTGATTGCACGTTCTCGCCTGAAGGGTCTGAGTTAACACCATCCGCAGAAGAGCAATCAGGCGCGGCTTTACTATCTGGCTCATACGCGGACTCGTAGTAAGTACGCGCGTTGTTCGCTGCTGTTCTAACAATTACCACATCCATTGTGCTGTTTGGGCTGGTCATTAGCTCGGCACCGTTTACTTCCAGACGAAACTTTCCTGCTCTAATAGTAATTCGTTTGCGGTCGGCCCCAGAACTAACTAAGTTTTGTGTTGCGGTACTTAGCCCTCTGTCTAAGATGTGCTGCGGTACTACTGAAGTCTCTGCGGATGAAAACAACGTAACATTGGTGCTCATATATTTCCTTTATTTTGAATTGAACAAGTAATATAACTCTCTTTAACAAAACGCTCTAAGTCTTCCAAACTATATGTCACCCTACCACCCACCTTGCTAAATGCAGGGCCTATTCGCAGCGCTCTCCATCTTGCTAATGTAGGTAAACTAACATGTAAATACTCCATAGTTTGTGGAATAGACATCCCTCTATTTGTCATCTGCTTCCCTCTTTGGCTTTCTGACAGATAGCGCATACGTTCTATCAATACTTAACCCTGGTGGGTAATCCGTAGGATGCGCAGCTATCCAGTCTTTCATGTTGTTCTGCTGCACTCTACGCTCTAATAAATCTACTGCCCCATGATCTAAAATGAATTGGTGTAGCACAGACCAATCGCTAGTCCAGTATCTATCTTTAATTGTCCTAGTAACTGTGCCGTGTGCTGTACGCACCGACTCAACTCCCTGCTCCTTCATTAACTCCATTATTGCCGTTCGTATCTCCTCTCGTTGTGTTTCTATACCCTTCACTTCTTCTTCCAACTTCTTTATCGCCACGCCCATCTTCTGGTCTATAGCAACTAATCCGTCGATTGTCACACTCATCACACCCCCTTTTTGTACTCGGATAGGGAGTATATCAATATCACTTAGTCTACGCAAGCATTATTTAGTATTTATTTATCCATTCAATACTTCGGCATATAAATCAACTAGTTTTTGATGGTGCTCGACCTTACTATTAAGCATTTTATAAACCATCCGCTCCGCAGGGCTGCCCTGTAGCAGAACCACGGTAACTTTGTGGTCTTGCCCTTTCCTGTGTGCCCTAGCGTTTGCCTGTAAGTAAGTATCCACACTAGCGGTAGGCCCGAACCACACCACAGTATTCGCCGCAGTTAAAGTAATCCCATGTGATGCCGCCTGTGGTTGGATGATAAGCACCCTAGGATGCACACTATTCTGGAAGTCGTGGATTATCTTAGTCCGTTTTGGCATTGACACCTTGCCGTTAATTACGCTGTTGGATATATTTTTCTTTTGCAAGAAAGCAGATATAACCTCTATGGTGTGGGTGAAGGGAGCAAACACAATTACTTTGCGCAGGCTTTCATCGATCACCGCCTCTAATTCATGCAACCTTTTAGACACATCAAAGTGAACCGTCTCACCCGCGTCACTATACACCGCACCGCAAGATATCTGTAGGAGTTTACTCAACTTAACCGCCGCGTTTACTGCGGTTATTTCTTCCCCCGCTGCCTCTACTAACAGCTGATTCTTGAGTATCTTGTAATACTTCTCTTGCTGCGCGGTCAGCGGCACCTCACGAACCTCATACACCATATCTGGTAGGTCTAAGCAATCCTCTTTGGTATACCGTATCGCGGGCTGCAGCGCCTTAAACACAATGTCATTCGCCCTAGGTTTAGGAGTCCATCTAAACTGTGTCAGCTTCTGCATAACTAAATCCCGCCACGCCCCGATATACTGTGGTACGTTCTGGGGGCACACTAACTTAGCAAGACCGTAGGCATCCTCGGGGGACTGCGCAGCGGGCGTTCCCGTCATCAGTATCAACCTGGCGTTTCTTTTGGTGAGCCTGTTAAACATCTTCCACCGTTCTGTGCGCGGGTTCTTCAGATAGTTAGCCTCATCCACAATGATGCAGTCGAAGTCGGCAGCCATAATCTCATCAATAACTATTTCAATCCCGTCATAGTTAATAACTACGAACTCATACTTGCCTTGAATAATCTCTCTGCGTGTCTTTGGTGTCCCGTGTGCTATACCTACCGAGCGATGGGGCAACACCTGAAATAGATCCTGCTGCCAAGCTGCTTTCATAATAGACAACGGGCACACTACAAGTACCCGCTTTATCTGTTTGTGTTTTAGCAAGTAATCCGCTGCCCACGCAGCGCTGGCCGTCTTCCCCACCCCCTGCTCATTGAACACAAAACACTTATGGTTCGCCACAATAAACGATGCTGTGACTTTCTGGTGCTCCATTGGAATGAACCTACCACTCCACTTGTATTCTTTGAGTATGGTTGAGGGTACGTTCTTAATACCTAGGCGGGTCAGTGCATCCACATTCTCGTGGTCCCACTTAACTACTATCTCATGCAATCCCTCGCCGACTTCTCCTAGGTACTTACTTTTTTCTATGATGCTGGTGAATCTATCTGGGTTTCTAACTACGAGTAGTAGTGCTTTGTTGTCCAGAATCTCCATTAGGATTTCTTCTCGCCTTTCTTATGCAGGTTACGCTTCTCGTTAGCATTGACCGATGTCAGCCTCAGGTTGCTCTTAGCCGCAGTCCCACCATTCTCTAGTGGTATGATGTGGTCAATCTGTTTACCCTTGCGGTCGATGCCTGCCTTGTCGTATAGGGCGCGTGCTTTAGCACGTACTAATTGCTTCTTATCTTCTCCTGTTCTCTTCTGGTATTCCCATTCACGCTTCCACTCTGGGTCGCCTTTGGGTAGGTTTGGTTTACGCGGCATGTTACTTCCTTTCTCTAAAATGTGGACAATCTCTAACTACGCACCAACCGCAAAGCCCTGTGGGATTCTCATTCCACACACCTGAGTCCTGTGCATTCTCTATGTTTGCTATCTTTATACCCCATTTATTCCATTTAGCTTTCTCGTCTTTCCTTTCATATGCAGCGGGTATTACTTTGTTGTGCACTACGAAAAGCAGCGCGGCCTTTACTTCTTCTATCTCTGGGAACAACCTGAATACCATCAGCGCCATCAACTCTAGCTGCTCTGGGTCGGGGTAGTTAGCCTTGCCCGTCTTGTAGTCGAATATAGTGGCTCGCTTCTTATCCCTGTCTATGATAACTAGATCGGCTACCCCACGGATGAATACATCTGCTGCAAAGAAGTCAACAGGCTTTAGTTCCTCATTCAGCGCCATGCGCACCTCAGGCATCTTCTCACCAGGTATGGCAATTAGTGTGTCCATCGTGGCTTGGTACCTTGAATGCGGTCCTAAGGGTTTGCTAATGGTGATGTGTTCTTCCAGTGCCTTGTGCACATCCTCGCCGTAGATAATCTGCTCGGACTTCTCTTCCTTAGGCCACTTCTTAAGTATGCGGGTCTCGTAGTACTTACGTGGGCAGTTGTAAAAATCCTTGATTGCAGAGTAGCTATAGGCCATTAATATGTTCCTTAGAAAGGTTTAGGTTTTCCACATCCGCCGCGAGGCCTGTGCTCTTGTGTCTCGTGAATGCACTGTATTACAATCTCTTGTACGTCCCATGCCTCATACCCATTGTCTTCGTAGCAAGGTGCAACCCTGCGCCCTCGTGCTTCTGCCAACCGAACCCTGTGCATATCAAACTTCAGTTGGTATTCTTTATCTTTATTTAGCATCTCCGTATCTCTTTCCTGAACCTACTTCACAATCCAATGGCAGGTCTGCTGCCCATTTAGGTGGCGTGCGCATTGTCTTTTCGATGAACGCCTTTGCTGCTTCTACTTCATCGTCACGCACTACACATATTACCTCATCATGCACCAACCCTGCAACATAATACTTACTATTTATTTGTATCGCATGCTCCGCCATGATGTCTCTGGCCAGCGACTGTACGCACCTCTGGAAGCATTTGCCTCCGTAGGCTTTATCGGACGTGGTTGCACGTCCTCGCTTGATATTGTACGTCCAGTCCCCCTGTGTACCCCTCGCTAAACCTGGAAATGGTAGGAGTAATCCACTTGGTTTTAGTATGCCTCCTGTGCCTAATATTGGTAGAAAGCCATAGGCTGTGTGGGTTTTCTTCGCTGCTATCCACTCTAGTATCTCCTCCCCATCGCGCCATGCGTTGACCACATTGACATACTTCTCCCTATACAAAGACTTAAACCGTTCTGCCTGGGCATCGGTTATTGTTATCTTGCCCTTGCTTTGTATGCGGATAGTGTTTTTGAGTTTAGGTGCACCTGTTTGATACAGTAACGACAGATGGCACACCTTACCAACGAACCTCTCTATGCTGTCCTTGCCTATGCTCTTATAGGGAATATTGAATGCCTCGGATGCAAATACCCTATATAGATCCACACCATCACGTATCTGTTGTACCGCGTCTAGCTGCTTCGCCATCCACAAGCCTAAGCGCAACTCGATGTTACTCAAGTCAGCTACTACCAATGAGAATCCACTCGGTGCCATGATAGCCCTGCGTAGTGTTGAGCCTCTAGGTAAGTTCTGCGGGTTGGTACCGAACCCTGACCATCTATGCGTTACCTTTGCACCTGAGTATGTTAATGAGAAAGGATACGCCCCACGCTCGGCTATCTCTGCGAATGCTTCTGTTCTGGATTCTAGGATGGTCGATCTATTCTCTAGTCGGGTAGCCACCATCGTTGCAATAATCGAATCAGAACCCCCGCCTTCCATCAGGTTGGTGAACTCCTCGTCGGTCTTTGCGAATGCCCAGGTCTCCTTGCCTGTCGTGAGACTTATCTTGGTGGGAGGCGCTACTCCATATTCTGTTAGTAGTTCGGCAAACTTATCATTACTCATAAGGTGCTTCTTCAACCCCACCTCGCTCTTAACCCCCAATGCGCTCATCAATGTTAGCAAGGACCCACGTTTGGCCGCTCGGATGTCTGATAAGTCGGTTATGAGTAACTTCGCATCTAGCATCAACACTGGTCTGGCGTACATCCGTATGGTCAGGTCGATCACCCGCAGTTCTGCCTTGGGGAAGGTCTTCATCATTATGTGAAAGATGTTATAGGTTAACTCGGTGTCGTGCTTGCAGTAGTCCCCATAGTCGGCCAGTTCCTCGGGGGTGAAGTCCGCCCTGTGTTTACCTATCGCTGCGAGTACTGCTGTGCCTTTGTCTTCTTGGTTGTATAGCTTGGCTAAGTTAGCCAGAGATGAGGATTCGGACAAGCCATGCATTGCGTGTGCCATGCTCATTGTGTCTAGGTATCCTACGGGTTCAATGCCAAACTTCCACTTAAGGATAGCTGCATCAAACGCACAGTTCTGTGCTAGTAGTAGGTGGTTGTTCCAATCCAATGAGTTCAGGTGTTTCTTGATGGCGCGGAAGTCTCCAGTGACCCACTTAATCTCTCCATCCTCAACCTTGGTAGATACCCCGATGACCTCGAACTGCTCACTACGAATGTATTCCTCCATAGTATGGTTGGTAAGCCCGTAGGTCTTGCTGTAATACGTTTCAAAGTCTAGTGTTATTATATTCATGTTTAGCTTACCCAATAAGTTTTATCGTTTACCTTCACACCTAACCCATCATATACATCCGACTCGGCACACCACATCAACTGCTTGATTTTGTTTCGCAGTTCTTCTGGGACTTCCTCTAAGTTCTTATAGGGTGTTGTTAATGCATGTGAGAGGGGCAGTCTAGTGTCATCAAGCGATGTAATTTCTACCTTCTGTCTTTCAATATGTACTACGTACTTATACATTTCTAATGCCTCCTCGTCTTGGGTGCGTATTTCGTTTGCGTATGCCTGCGGTGTTACGCCCATCTTCTTACATATATCCATTTGTTGTTGGTTCAGGTGTACTGTTCTCATGGCTCCTCCTCGAAGTAATCCTGTATTGTTGTTAGGTTCTCCCCTGCCTCTACTCTTCTCGATACTTCGTCGAGCGCTGTCTGCCACTTCTCCTGTGCCTTAGTACGTGCCTCTATACTCTTTGTCGTTGCTCTAGTGGGGCGCTTGTTATCCTTTAATCTTTTCAGTCGCCAATGATTGAGATAGGTTTCACGCGAGAACTCTTTCTTTATCTGATTTATTACTGTCTCTTTGCGTTGTGTGGTTGCTCGTGTTTCGCGGGTCTTCTGGGCTTTCCTTCTGTCGGATGATGCATACCTTTCAGCATCCCTACATGTGATGCACTTTCTATGCACCCCTCCGCATTGCTTTGTAAACGCTGACCTAGGCATTAAGTAATTACATTTGGGGCAGCATATACGATACCCTCGCTCATTCATCTCTTCTGCCTCTTTGACCAATCATCACGGCAATCTGTATCACACCACCGCCCTGACTTTATGTTTATACCGCAATTCAGACAAGAGCCTGTGGGGTTAGCTTCTAGCTTCGGTACCTTTCGGTGCTTTGCTTGTATCAACTCCATCATCTCCATCTGCTCCTGTACTCTATCTACGTCATCACTCATGCAGAAGCCTCTATCTCGATCAGCATATCTTTTAGTTCTTCTATGTTATCTCCATTGACCACGATGGCTTTACCACCCGCGCTTCTGACTCGTTCCAACCATCTGTCCTGTAGCACGGTGGTTGTACCCTTACCTGCCTTAGCCTCAATGCTTATGAACACTCCTCTATGGCAAGCAACGAAGTCTGATACACCTGAACAACCAAACCCATACGTAGCGGGCATACAGTATACCACACCGCGCTCAGTCAGTATAAGTTTGATTAGCTTTTTAATTCTGCTCTCTGGTGTCATTGCCATACAGCCTCCTAGTTCATTGCGCTCTTGATTGTGTTCAACACCGACTTCCTTAACTCAGGGGATATGCAGCCATACTTCCTACGTATTATTTCCCCCGCCCTGATAAGCCTAGCGCCGCCACGTTTACCTGTTTTACCTATAGGGACTGCCTTTATATGGTACGTACCTGTCCTGCCTCCCCCACGCCCCACTATCGTTGTATGTACCTCAGCCCTCAGATTCATAAGCGAACTATTTATCTGATGTATAGTTAACCCCGTGCCCTTCATCATGGCTACCTTGTCGGTGCCTGGGTGCCGCTTGATATATCTTATTAACTTGTCACGGTTTTCCTGCGTGCTGCTTCGTGTACCTCTAGGTGCTGGCATTTATGTCCTCCATTCTTGTGAAGTGGTTCTTGATTGTGGTTATTGGTGGCACGCAAGTAGTAAATATAGGGTTGTCCACGCCACATAACGCCAACGCATCCTCCTCTGAGATAACCCTAGAAGATATTATCGTCTCACCTATGTGACTTTGTGAGAACTCCTTTGCCTGCTCTGCTGTTACTGTATCAAGCGCATACTCAGGGTGGTCGACTGGGCATTCAATAACATAACGCATCCTGTACATGCTGACAGTCTCTACTAGAACCCAATTAGTTTTGTTAGCCATGACCATCCTCCTGGTGATTTAACTTCTGTAAAATGCGTTATGTCAGTCATTCCCATGATCTTTTCTTCTGCAAGATACGCTGCCTTATATCTTGGGTTAAGCCATCTTAGCCCTGTACAGTCTTCGTTTGAGTATGAGCATACCATGAATACCTCAATTGATGTCTTGTCGTAAATGGCAGTGTAGGTTCTACCCTCCTTGCACCCCCATTCGCTTTCTAAGCACACAGCGTTAGAGCCGAAACAGTGCCGTTGATAATCCCAACTGTCTGTTATTCTATACTTAACGCCATCCATCCAATCTTTTAGTGTAATCATTTCTTCTCCTTTAATCCCACAACGCTCTATAATATTTCCCAAATAGCTTTAAACCGACAGCAATCTTAGCGGTATGTGCCTTATATCCATCCATATCAAACTTTAGAGTATGGTTTGGCCCTGGTTCTGTAGTATACAATGTCGGCTTGCCCTCTGCATCCCATGCGGAAGCAACGTGCTTAACATCATTTACACCAGTACTGAATTGTCCCATCTCACTATCATCAGAACTCAACTGCTCGAACGACCAGATCATCTGCGCCAACGCCCAATCCCACCGTTTAAAATGATTGTCATCTATGTCCCATTCATTTTCTTTTGCTGGTGCTGACGTTGAACGCAGTTCTTCTGGCACATCTTCATCATCAACATAAGGCGCACCATGCTTAGAGGCATTAAGCTGTTTCAACATCTGATAGATGATTGGAGACAGAGTTGAATCCATACTCCATGTATCCCACCTGTCAATCTTAACGTAGTCAATCTTGGGGTGAACTATATTAAGAACCTTATGTAGTGCTGTACAAAAAGGCATTAGCACATTCTTAAACCTCTCAATGATGGGCTCATCATAGTCAATCTCACGCCAGAAGAACACTTTCTCCAATATGGTGTATGGACTTAGCCAGTGGTCTCTATAGTTATTTTTATAGATTTTCATCTAATTTCTCCTCTGGTTGCGATAATATCGCGTCGTATCTGTCGGTCAGGTCACCGATGCAGTCCTGCAGCATATCAAGCTGCGTAACCCAATGCGCCTCGTTGAATGCCGTAGTGTATTTAACACTCCCCTCACCTGTGTAGTCGCTCCAATTCAAACTAATAAGTCTCATCTCAACCTCTCGATCTGCCTCTCAAATTCTTTTATCCGTAACCTAGCCAGCTCTATACTACCTTGGAGTGCCCCATACTCCACCTTGCCCAAGTGGATCTGTGCTGCCTCTAACCTGTGTGTCAGTTCATTTATCTCGTATGCTTTATCTTGTTCAGTCATTCTTTACCTCCTTTAGTTCCGTCGGTTTGCACACAAATTTTTCATTACATTGTTCAAAGGTACCATTTTGTGTATTCATTCGCACAATATT